TGGGGGGGAAGAGGAAATTTTGGCATTCGTGGACCTGAGCAGCCAAATCGATAATTCCAATCAAATATTTACTCTTCCCCCTTTCAAAAAAGGTGTTCTAATTGTATATTACAATGGGCTGAGTCAAAGACTCGGAGAGGAAATCTCCGAGACATCAAACACAACATTCACTACATCATTCGTAGCGCAAACTGGTTCAAGCCTGTTTGTCTATTACCAACCATTATAGGATTTTGACTCATGGCCATTCAAATAATTAGCGATCAGATTAAAGACGCAAACGTAACCTCGACTAAATTGGCAAACAATGCAGTAACCCCAGCAAAAGCAGATCTATCTTCTGTCTGGAGCTTTACAGCAATACCAAGCATCGGCGGATTAACTCCTGCTGCTTCTGGTGATTTGGTTAACAAAGCTTATGTTGATGCAAAAATCAATGGCTTGCATTGGAAAGAAAGCGTTCGGGTTCGTTCCACTTCAAACGTCGATATCTCTGATGCACCAGCAACCATCGACGGAATAAGCATGGCAGCTAATGATCGTGTTTTGCTTACTGGCCAATCTGCTGGAGCCGAAAACGGTATTTATATTTGGGCCTCTGATGGTGGCGCAATGTCACGGGCTGCCGATGCGGATACATTTCAAGAATTGAATGGGGCAGCCGTTTTTGTTCGTGAGGGTACATCCGCGAATGAAGGTTACCAACAATCTGCCGAGCTTTCCAGCTTCTCATCACAAAGTTGGATTCTATTCACTTCTTCTGGTGCTGGTCGACAAGCCGGAACGGCTCTGTCTTTAAGTTCAAATACTCTCAATGTGGATTTTGACAATTCTTCGATTGGTGTAAATGGCTCCGATCAGCTTTTTATCAAAGCCAGCGGAGTTGGAACTGCCGAAATTGCCGACAATGCGGTAACCAATGCCAAGCTTGAAGAAAGCCAAGTAACTTATTCCGCTGGCTCTGGGCTCACTGGTGGGGGCGCTGTTGCTCTTGGTGGCTCAGCAACTTTTGCAGTACAAGCAGCCAATGCTACAATTTCAGTAGGGGCCGGAGGAATACAGGTTGGAACAATTGCAGCCTCTAATATTGCAGCGAATGCAATCACAACTGGTTCTGTAACTGATGCCTCAATTACTTTGGCCAAGCTTGCAAACGTTCCAAGTGGAAAAATTCTTGTTGGTAATGCTTCCAATCGGCCTGTCGATGTTACTCCTACTGGTGATCTCACCATGTCGGATTCTGGAGCTTTTACTATTGTCAACAATGCAATTACAGGAGCAAAGATTGCAGATGGCGAAGTCGCTAATAACAAGCTTGCCAACTCATCAGTAACAATCTCCGGTTCTGATGGTATTGATGTTGCAGGTGGGGCCTTGGCTCTTGGTGGCTCAAAGTCGATCGGGCTTACTCTCGATGGTTCTAGTCTCCAAAAGTCTGCTTCTGGATTAAAGATTAACAACCTTGGAGTTGGAACGGCACAAATTGCCGATTCCGCAATTACTGGGGTAAAAATTGCAGATGGTGAAGTCGCTAATGGCAAACTTGCATCGGCAACCATTAATGTGGTTGCTGGTAATGGTCTAAGCACAACAGACTCCTCAATTGATCTTGGTGGCTCTGCTACCCTATCTGTAAATCTTGACGGTGGATCTTTGGCTGTTGGTGGATCTGGACTCAAGGTATCAGATGGTGGGATCGCTGCAACTCAGTTGGCCACAGACTCAGTTACTGCTGACAAAATCGCGGCTAACAGTGTTGGGGCTTCCGAGCTTGCTGATAATGCTGTCGACTCTGCTGCATTGGCTTCAGATGCTGTAATTATCGATAAATGTGGTTTTCGTGCTTACACACAAGCATTCTCCGGTACAACAGCAACAAAATACGATCTTGGTCGGGCTGTAGATCTTAACTTTTTCGATCGCGTGCAGGTATTCAGGAACGGTCTTCGATGTAAGAAGGTAGGATCTTCTCCTGCCGATAGCTCAGAATATACAGTTGCCAACGATGGAACAGGCTCAGTATGCGCCATTACCTTTGGGGCTGCCCCAAATAGTGATTCCATTATCGTCGATTATCTTACCTGATCTTCCTGATCTTCATTTAGGATCTTCCGATCCTTGGCCCATCGGTGTTTTCTCAGCCTCATCGATGGGCCTCTTTTTTTCCTCCTTATGTCTGTGTTGTGTCATCGTTATGTCTTAGTTGTGTAAAAGCTTGCTTTTCGTAGGAAAAAAACGTTAGGATTATACCTGTGTATACTCTTCGGCAAGAGTAATTGTGAGTTTCTGCCGATGCACGATACGCATTAAAACCAAAACCAAAACATAGGATGTAACCATGAATTATACCAATTCAGAGTTCTACAAATTAAAACCGAACGAAAAAACGTTTGTAACACTATTCAACTCTTGGGGTTTTCCCCCGAGGGAAAACATCGATCCGTTACAAATATACAAAAAAATTGTCAGCAAGTATCCAGATCAAGACCATTGTAAAAGATTACACAACTTAGATATCTGGCTACGAAAAGAAAGAAAAGGCCCGATCCCAAACGATTGGATCGATTGGCTCGACAAGATGCTTAGAAAGAGCAACAATCCAAAAAGGATCGAGATCGAGAAGATACCTTTTTATGTTGCCAAGCTGCGAGACTTGGAAGTGAACAATCCATATCTTATTGATGGAAAGCTACAGAGATGTTCCTTCATGGATCAGAAAGTGGCCAAATTGCTCGAATGGATAAAGAGTGATCATATCACAAGCTCGGAAGCTGTAAGGATCAAAAAAGGATCGTATCCGGAGACTGTGGATTTTGTTGAAAACTTTGTTCTCCGATGGAATGAGCCAACCAAAAACAATATCTGCATCAGAGACGATCTTAACAAGAAAATCAAGGCTTACACCAGAACAGGAATGAGCCGAAAGCTCATGCAATACCTTGTTATTTGTTGCTACCCATTGGCAGAGATTATCGCCGATTGGCAATATCCTCCTTCTGAAGATACTTGCTACCAGAAAGGAAACATGTGGTTCGATGGTAGGAATAACAAAAAAATGACTAAGCAACCTGTTAATCTGGCTGCCGAGCTTGGCCACAAAATAAGGAGATTTTGAAATGCCAATTGAGATACAAGTAACAGCAAGCCAAGCTTTAAACATTATTGCTTGTGGTAGAGAGGTTGGATATTCTTTTCACGAATGCGAGAAGCTGATACGCTCTGGCAAGACTGAAAAAGAAATCTTAGAGATCTTCAACAAAGCTCTCAACTGGAGAAAAAACCCAAGGCCAACATTGCAGGTGTACAAATGAACAAGATACTTATTTATGAGGCCCAACGATTTTGCTCAATGTCAAAAGAGGAAGCCCAAAAAATAAAACCAGCAACTTTACACCGCATCGTAAGGGAAGCAAAAAAGAAAAAAAAGGGTAGAAGATGGAACACTTGGCCAATTGCCATAATGAATGGCAGCTAATAATAACATTCTTACATAGCTTCCCAATCATTGCATGGTGGCTAACCCAACAAAGAACTAAGAAAACAAATTGTGATTCTTAGTTCTTTTTTTGTGTGATAAAATGGAAAATTGGAAAACCAAAAACTTACTTTTTAAAGAATGGCTGCGTAAGCAAAACAAAGAAGCGATACAACGGCTCAGGATCGCTAAGCAACAAAGAGCCAAAGAAAAAAGGATAGACGATGCCAAAGAAAAAAGAAATCAACAAAGCTCTATATGAATATACACACCGAAGGATAAGAGAGTCGGCTGGGGTTCATGGAACAACCTCGTTTCGTACATTACAGATAAACGGTAACATCATGAATAAAATTGCAGTACAAGCCAACAAGGAAAAAACAACTGTAAACGATTGGATTATACAGCAACTTTTGATCGCATTATATAATAGGGGAGAACTTGAAACCAAGGAAGGTTGAGAATGAAACTTGATACGAAAGGACCAGTTGGCTCTTGGATGCCGACAAAGGATTTGGTTGAATGGCCCGATAACCCAAGAGTAAATGATCATGCTGTTGATAGAGTCGCAAAGTCCATCAAAGATTTTGGCTTTGCTTCTCCAATAGTTGTTAGAAGCTCTAACCGGATGATTATTGCTGGCCATACAAGATACAAAGCAGCAAAAAAGTTGGAGCTTGATTTTGTGCCTGTCCGATTTATGGATCTAACTGAGGAGGAGGCAAGGCTTTTGGCTTTGGCAGATAATAAACTTGGTGAGCTTGCCGATTGGCATGAAGGAAGCCTAAGGCAAATCTTAGATGATATTGATGATCCAGAAATAGCTATGGATCTGGGTTGGAGCAAAGAAGAGTTAACCGATCTCATGGATGATGTTTTCACGGTTGAGCCAGAGCCCGAACGCATAGATCCAATTCCAGAGATTGGAGAGCATGACAGCATTCCAGAGAACATTGAGCCAACCACAAAACAAGGTGATGTTATTCAGCTTGGTAATCATGTTCTTTATTGCTCTGATAACTTGGAGATTATGAAAGGCATCGAAAGTAATTCTATTGATAGCATTGTCACCGATCCTCCTTATGGTATTGACTTCATGAACAAATCATGGGATGCCGATGTTCCACAAAATGAATGGGCCAGAGAATGCCTCCGAGTATTGAAACCCGGAGGCCAGCTCATCAGCTTTGCAGCAACAAGAACATTCCACAAACTGGTAACCAACTTGGAGAATGCTGGGTTTGAGGTCAGAGATACAATTAATTGGTTGTACTTCTCAGGCTTCCCGAAGAGTCTTGATTTGTCAAAAGCGATAGATAAACACTTTGGGGTTGAAAGGGAAATAGTAGGAAAACAAAAGTTGACTGGAACCGCAAAGCCCATAAAAGGGAAAAAGGGTCATTGTGCAGCAAAGGTTACAAGTGCGATCGAAAACTATGAAAGAGAAGAAGAAGCATTTCATAACATAACAAAACCAGCAACAGAAGAAGCACAACAAGCGGAAGGAATCGGAACCGCATTAAAGCCGGCTTTTGAACCTGCTACCCTTTGCCGAAAACCATTGAGCGAAAAAACGGTCGCGCTGAACTGGTTGAAATATAAAACCGGCGGGATCAACATTGATGATTGTCGGTTTGCTTATGGTGATCCTTGCTGGGTTGGGCCAAATAGTGAAAAAATGGGTGAGGGTGGTCAAGTTCGCAGGACAAATCCAGAAAACAAAGGGATATATGGTCAAAGAATATCTTTTACATCAAATAAGAAAAAAGTAGAAGTCGGTGGTCATGAGTTAGGTCGATGGCCGGCTAACATATATCAATGCCCAAAAGCATCCAGAGGAGAAAGAGAAGAAGGTTGTGAGGATATGAAAAAGACAAAAGGAGCAGCAATTCAACATCACGGTGAGAAATCAAAAGGATTAAACAGCCCAAGAGCCGGAGCAGGAAGGACAGCTTCCGAAGTTGCCAACATCCATCCAACTGTTAAGCCCATCAAACTCATGAGATGGTTGATCCGACTTGTAACCCCAAAAGGAGGAACCATATTAGAGCCATTTTGTGGATCTGGTACTACCATGATCGCTGCTGAACTGGAAGACAATAATTACAAATGTATCGGCATCGAACGTGAGCCGAAATACTGTGATATAATCCGATCGAGAGTGAAAAATGCTATTGACGGGTAAACGATATGAGCAAATGGAATTCTAACGATTTGATCGAGCAATATGGGGAAGAAATAAAAAAACTAAAGAAAAAAGGGTATGGCAGAAAAAGGTTGTCAAACCACATTACAGAATTAACGGATAAAGTTTGCACGACAGGAGTCATGCAACTGGTTTTACACAAACTGAAAGTTGAGAAAATCGTACAACAAAAAAAAATGGTCATCGTTGAAAAGGAGCCGAAAAAAGAAATAGAGATTCCAATCAATGAGTTGATTGAAAACAGGATCAAAGCCTACAGTAGAAAGAAATCAAAGTTTTCTAAACATTACCGTACAATCAAAATGGAATGTAAGCCATTCGGGATCTGGGCTGTTGGTGATCCCCATGTCGATGATGATGGTTGTGATTGGCAAACCCTCTTTGAGCATATCAAAATTGTAAGTAAAACAGATGGGGTCTTGTCTTGTAACCTTGGAGACCAGCACAACAACTGGGTTGGACGTTTAAATATACTTTACCAAGACCAAAGCATGCTTGTCTCTGATCAATGGAGATTATCCGAATGGATGTTAAAAGACTCGGGCCTTGATTGGCTTTTCGTTATTGGTGGCAACCATGATTCTTGGGCTTCTGGTTATGGGCATGATCCCCTCAAGTGGTTGAGCAAAAGATGTGGTGTCCGTTTCTATGCTCCGGATCAGCTTCGTTTGGATATCGAATGGATTGATCGGCCCGACATTGAACCATACAAAATCCTAAGCAGGCATTTTTTCAAAGGGCATTCTTGGTTTCATCCAACTCATGGAAGCCAAAAGCAGGCAATGCTTGATAATGCCAATCTACTTCTTTCTGGTCATATCCATACTTGGGGCCAACTGTCCACGGAGCAGATGCATAACAGAATAACCCATGCCATTTCTCTGAGAGGTTACAAGAAGCAAGACAAATACAGTGTACAAAAAGGATTTATGAACAATCAGGAATACGGGGAAAGCTGCTTGATAATCATTGATCCAGATAAACAAGGACCAGCGCGTACAAAGATATTTTGGGATATTGAAGGAGGCTGCGAGTATTTGACATACCTCAGATCAAAATATAAAATTGATTGATCGGAGGATTTTATGAGTAGACCCACAAAGTTAACACCAGAACGATCAAAGGTAATCTGTGAGAGCAGAAAGCTTGGGGCAACTATTGATCATTGTGCTGCCAGAGCCGGTATTAAAAGCCCAACTCTCTATGGCTGGTTAGCCAAAGGGAAAAGAGGAGTTTCCCCAGAGTACACAAAGTTTTTTAATGATTTCAAAAAAGCTGAGGGTTCAGGCATTGCCTACCATCTTGGTGTCATCACCAAAGCAGGGCAAGAAGGATCTTGGCAGGCCTCAGCATGGATACTTGAAAGGGCTTGGGGTTACAATAAAACATTCAATGATAGCGCAAACGATAATGATCTTATGGATGCTTCTGAAGTTGATGTTAAAAGCTTGCTCGAGGAGATCAACAAAAGCAATGAGGCCATCAAAGGCTTTCTGGCTCCAGTTGTCGAAGATTAATGCGGGCCTTAATTGCCTGTGAGTTTTCTGGTAGGATAAGGGATGAGCTTATCGCCCTTGGGGTTGATGCTGTTTCCTGTGATCTGTTACCAACAGAAAAAGAAGGCCCCCACTATCAAGGAGATGTTAGAGATATCTTATATGATGGCTGGGATATGATGATAGCGCATCCTCCTTGCACAACAATATCAAAGGCGGGTGTAAGATGGCTCCATTCTGATCCCAAAAGATGGTTAGAGCTGGCCTCCGATTGTGATTTTTTTAACGAGCTTTTAAGAGCACCAATCCACAAAATGATTATTGAAAATCCAATTCCGCACAGATATGCAACAGAGCAATTGGATCGAAGTTATGATCAAATAATAAACCCATGGGAGCATGGGCATCTATTCACAAAAGCTACCTGCCTATGGCTCAAAAATGTAAGGCCATTAATCCCCACTAATAATGTGAAAAAAGAAATGATGAAGTATAGCCAAAAAGAAATACAAAAGATTATTGCTGTGTCTGGTTGGAATGTAGCCAAAAGAAAAAGACAACGATCGATAACATCATTGGGTATAGCAAAAGCGTTGGCGGCTCAGTTGCTTAAGCCTGCCCCTATGAAACAATTGAGAATATGGTGAAACATGATTCCAATTGATTGCGAAACTCCAGAAACGGCTTTAGCATGTTTATACAAACTTTTGAAGGTCTACCCTGAAAGTGAAAAGCTTATCAAAGAACAAATACAAACTATCCATTCTGTTATTGAAACTGGTAACGCCTATGACTTTGATGGGTCTTGCTCTGTGGCTTTATTGATAGACATAGAATGTATTGAGCAAATATTGAATGATGGACTTACACCAAGAACTAAGAAACAGACAAATACTCAAATCGATTGCTAAGAGTTATCCTCTGGCCTTGGCTCGATTGTGGGTTCCTCATTGTCATAGATATGATGGAATGGGAGATCAAAGCCCAAGGCCAAAAGGCTGTAAGAAGCCTATGACAAGAATAGGCCCCAGCTTTTACAAATGTTCCACGTGCAACATCAAAGAAAAGAGGACCAGCCAACAGGAAGCAATTGCCAATCTTGGAGAAATATCAACTGCTATCTTTGGTGGTAATCGCTCAGGCAAGACTGAAGGCGTTTGCCAATTGGCTGTGGCTGTTGCTGCTGGTAGAGATTGTTTCTGGGTTCGTGAATGGCTCCGACTCAATGATCTTCCTGATAGCGTTGTGCCAAATCGAAAAGGAGGAACAGTTATTGTCTCTGCTCTGAGTTATTCCGATGCTTTAACTTACATCAGACCCAAGATAAATAAATACCTACCTCATGGAACAAGGTTCATTCGATGGAACAGCCAAGATCGAGGAACGGCTTTGTTGCCTTCTGGTGGAAAGATCTATTCTATGTCGGCAGACTCAGGCAGAGCAAAATATCAAGGGGTATCTGCTGATTTGGTGATTCTCGATGAAGAGCACAATTACGATCTATACGAGGAAGCCAGCATGAGAACAATTGACACCAAAGGTAAGATTGTTTTATCCATGACTCCTTTATTGGGTTTCACTTGGCCCGCTGCTGTATTC